TAGAACTGCGATACATTTGCAAAAAATGTGAAGTGTGTAGCCGATATTTTATACGCTCCAGAAAGTATGCAAGAAAGCACGGAGTAACTAACATTACTGCGTGCCATCCTTGTATTACTGAGAGATTACGGCTATTTAAGATTATGAATGAGAAAGTAGAAGAAGCAGAGGAAAGGGGAAAGCATGATTAAAAAGATAGCGTTGTTTTTTTGGTTATTAATGAATGCAAATAGCTGGGGTTGTGAAACTCTTAGCACTGATGCGTCTGGGACAGCATATTTAAGAACAAACGTAGCTAATGAGACCATAGAAATTAAGTATATCTATCATGTACGCAAGACCGGTAAAAATAAATGAACACTACTATAGATTTAATAATAGAGAAGAAAAACAATCCAGGTGGGTATTTTTTTATAATAGATCCATCTCAAGACATTCTCTTTAGTGATAGGGACTTGCAGTGTCCGTGGCCTAATCCTATTATCTTTAATTCTCTCGGGGAACTGCCTATACCTATTTATATTAGGGCGAATGTCCCTTTTTGTTATTTTATTGCAGACAAGAACAATGTTGTTATTGGATACGGAAAATTTGAAGGGCAATACCCTGTGCATCCTATGTTGAGGCACGAGCATGAAAATACCTCTTTAACTGACTATGCTTTATATTTTTTAGATGCTATGTGGATTAAAGGACATTTTTCTACTCAAGAGGTGCAAAAGATTAAAGAAAACATTCTTAATCCTGATAAGACGACCATTAAGAGCGCAAGAATGGGAATGGAAGATGGCAAGAGTTATTTTACAATTTATGTGAGCATGGAAGATAAAAATGAAAGTAGTGGAAGATAAATGTGATTTTGAAAAATGGTTTGAAAAATGGATGGATGCACAATGTCCTCACTTGATGAAGCAAGTCGATGAAGCATTTGAGAAATTTTATTCTTTACCAGAAGAGGAAAGAAAAAAAATATTAGAAAATCGAGTAATTAAGTATGCCAAGACATGTTGAAGGAAAGTTAACAACTAAACAAACAAGATTTATTAAAGAATATATAAAAACTGGTAATGGAATGCAGTCAGCTATTAAAGCTGGATATAGCAAGAAAACTGCCGGTGAAATGGCGTATGAAAACCTTAACAAACCTCAAATTAAGTTAAAAATAGAGAAAGCAATGAGCAAAGAAGCAGAAGAACTTGGATTAAATGCGCGATATATTTTGAGTAAATTAAAAGAAATAAATGATTTGAAAGTAACTAAAAATAAAAAGCTGGCAGCAACTATTTTGAAATCGCTTGAGCTTTCTGGTCGGCATTTAAATTTGTTTAAAGATGAAAAAGTAGTTGATATGAGATTAAGTGACCACCGGGGAATTATTCAAACTTTGGCCGAGGTAGAAGATGAATAGTATTGAAGGCGCAGTAATTAAATTAAAACTAAAGATGTTGCAAAATAAATTTCATCACCAGCTAGAAAATAATACTTCTATTACGGTAGAAGAAAGACGCTTCGAATGGCTTGAGTTTACCAAGGTAGCCGTAGAAATATGGGAGTCTATTGAGGAAGAGGTCAAAGATTATGGATGAAAAAGAATTAAAAAATTTGTGCGATACAATATGGAAATACTTGTGCGTTGTATTTGATAGAGAGGATGTTTCAGGTTCCGATATGGCGAGCATTGTTTTAACTATTAATGCTAGGTTCTTTAATACGATAAGCGCGCATATTTCTCGGGATGAAATAGACAACCTTAAGGACTCCTTTATAAATTTGATTCATGAGAAATTATGTGAATGTTCCAAATGTGAAAAGAAGCGCAATGAGAAATTAAGAAATGACTGAATCTTTTGATGAATATGAAGATTGTGAATGTTCTCAATGTGAAAGAAGCTCACTGCGCTCCTTGTCGTATTTCATTGATGATGTTGCGATGGACGACCCTGAACTAGCAAAAAAATTATATAAAGAACATTTATATAAAGAGGTTCCGAATGGCTAAATATTTTGTGTCACCGTCACCATCGTTATTTAATGGCCTCTCTGTTTGTTCATGCGAACATTCAATTGTAATCATGAGTGGGGATTGCCAAAAACATAATAAGAAATGGGAAGCAAGAATAGATGCGGATTATATTCAAGAACTAATAAAAAGGGTCGAAGCAGTGGAAGATATTTTAGGAAAGTTAAGTGTGAAGGGGCTGAGTAATATATGCGAAATGGCCTCGAGATTAGAGCCCATCTTAAAAGAACACCAAGCCAAAGGGACAGAATGTACGGAGCAGAACACAATTACTTGACTTATAATCAACGAAGGGAGAAGAAGCCCATGATGGGATACGGAAATATTGCAGAATATGAAAGAAGGCTTGCAGCAGCTAAAAAGTATAATAAAGAATTTGATAAAGCAGCCACAGATTTTTTTAAAGTCAGGCAAGCTGCACCTAAAGCAAATGCTGAAGAAATAGAGATGGTAAAGTTGAATAAAGGGAGGGTGGCAAAATGACATATGACTATATCCCCCTGCGATGTGAGCGGTGCTACAATGAAGCGACTTCTTATCATTTAAGAGAGGACAACAGAAATACGTGCCATCACGTTTTTTGCGATAACTGTTTAGAAACTTATTGTTTAGAGAGAAGACTAAGAAAAATAGAAAAATGCGACGAGGAAAAAATGAAATACGGGAGCATGTTTTACCCAAGTAGAGAAAGATTATATAGGATGGCCTCATGGGACATTAACGCATGGATCCAATATAACTATCTTTATAATGACGGTAAATGCCCTACGTGTGACATTAAGTTTTTTGATATGCCTCCCGAAACAAACATGTATCCACATTGGAAAAGGGAATGTAAAAATGACAATTAAAGTGGGCGACAGCGCGATTGCTAAAATAGCGAACGACAGAATACTAATGGCGATTGAAAAACTTAGGCTGATAATAGATGAGCGAGAACTTCCTTATAAAGACTGCCAAAAAATAGAGAAGTCTTTGGAACGCATACTAGATTATTTAGACCCTCCTAAATGTACTTGTTGCGGAGAAGACACAGGGCGCAATATTTACTGGCACCAAGACCTGCTTTTTTCTCCTCCTCGGGAGATAATAACGGCATATATGTTTTGCACCAAACAATGTGCGCACACCTACTCAAATAAAACTAACATGATATTTCGGTGTGCTGACGGCTATCCGGACATCGTCCCAGAAAAAGAGGCGAAAGAATGAGGTGGCGACAGTTTAAAAAAGACTTCCCAGAAAAAGTTGAGGCAGACGCAGCATTCATTGAGCGCACGCTTAAGAGTTATTTGGAAGGGACTTGCTTTAAGAAGCTTACTAACTATATTGATTATGCAATTGATAAAAAACAGAAACGTAAACCAACCGGAGAAAATTAAGAATGAAAGTATATCAACTTAAGCTATGTGTGCGTGGCAACCCTATGGCAATGCAAACTGTAATTGTAGAAGCTGAAGACTATAAGTCAGCGATGGTCAAATCAATTACTAAACTTGCGCAGGACAATAATATTGATGTTGGGCAACTTGCTGTGCAAGACATTCATGTTATAGAAGAAATGCCTAAAGATAATAGCGTTAAAGTAACGACCGTTGAACTTAAAGTTCCAATGGATGGTGACCTTGCACCAAACCCAGGTGCGCTAGAAACCATTGATATATTGCGCGTAGACGCTGCGGGGCATAAAGAACGTGAAATAGTGGGGTAATGAAATGAGCAAACTAAAACAGCCGTACTGGTCTAATGTAATTATTGAATCTGCCGTGACCCCTTATGAAAGTAGGGTAGGCGTTTTAGGGGGTCAATATCTTAAGTCAGAGCATTTTACAAAAGAAGACATGCGCAGAACATTGCGTGCTACGTTTGGAATTATGCTGGATAAGTTTTTATAGAACCATCCGATAGCGCAAGATGTCCTGGACGGCATCTCTAACGGTCAGGATAATTTAAATAATTTGTCCCTAAACAATAACCAACCTTATTTTAGAGGCATTGAAATTGGGCTAAGAGTAGTGCCTGGTAGCGAGAAGACCGGAATACTTAGGTTTGACTTGTTTTATAATCCAGATAACTCGTTGACAGACTTTATATATAAGGAAAAAGAATGATTACTTATGAAGTCAGCGTTTTTTATGGCACAGAAGGTGAACACCAAAAAATAATCATTAAATCAGCAGATAGGCAGATGGCAGTAATGCAAGCTGCCACTGTTTTCTGGCATGATAAAAAGGGCGACACCACTAATGTGAATGGGTTTGCTGTGAGGGAAATAGAAGACAACGAGAAGACTAATGATTTTAAAAACGGTGCATGATTTAATTAAAGAATATAAACGCCGGACTGCGCTTAGCATTGTTTATCATGAGTGCGAAGGGGCGACTTATGGGATTCGCCGGTACCGTCATTATAAGGTGCAGACTGAAAGCTACATTGATATAGTACCAGGCACTGATTATGATACTCTTCCAGATAGATACGGTGAGGCAAGGTGCCCTAATTGCCATGAGGTGTTTCCAGCAATTGAATTTGAAGAAATAGAATGTTCCGATGATAAGGAAGAAAAAAATGATAAATAAATTAATATTCTGGTTAAGCGCTCATTCTTATGTGCACAAAAAGAGGATAACTGAAGACTTCCCTAATATAGGAGTTGCTATAGATTTATGGGAATGTAGCAGATGCGCAAAAGAGCATGGCACTCATCGGTTTCATATGCCAACAGATTTACAGAAATGGGTTGATAGGATGCTCCATGTTCAATAAATTAATATGCTTTTTAACTGCTCATCAATATAATGGTGAAAAGAAAATACAAGACTTTGACAGGTTAGGAATTACTAAGTTTTCTTGGAAATGCCAACGGTGCGGTAAAGAAGAATCTCATATTCATTATAATGGTATAAATATGAGTGACTACTTTCCTTTCCCGCAAGACAGCGAGCATGGATTATTTAGCCAGAAAAGGATGGACGAAATGATGGCTAAAGAAAATAAGATGCTGGAAGTTAAATGCATAGAAGTTAATGCTACCAGAGAATTAAAATGACGATGAACCATTCCCATATATGCAAAGAGCTTATACGCGTAAAAGAACTGTTGTTTGAGGCCTGTCAATTATTAGACCAGGTTGATTTTCTTCCAGAAAAAAGTGACTTATGGCGTTGGTTTGATGATGAACAAAATACGCGACAGCTAAAAAAGGAAAAGAAATGAAAGTGCTAGAACTAATGCATAAACTGGAAGAAGCCTATGATAGGTTTGGGGACATTGAAGTTGTTCCGGATGTAGACGGTTACGCGTATAGAACTCAAATAAAAGGTGTAGAGATTGAAGCTGACCAGGTAATATTAGAAATTGACAGCTACGTTGAATATAAAACGCCGGAGCATTTTAAATGACAGAGGCAGAAATAAAAGAAATCATAAATAAATTCAAAAATGAATATAAAGAAAAGATAAAAGAGAACGCTTACTTTGAAAAGGGGTTTCTGTTTGCCCTTACAGAGATACAAAACAGGATAATTAAATCATTTGAGACAAAAGAGGTGTGAGCCATGCGAATAGACCATAGGCATGAACGAGGAACAATTTCTTCTGACCCTAACAGCTTGCGGGGCGTTGGCCTTGATGGGCGAATAATCCTAAAAAGAAAAAGCGATGCTGACCGACTGGAAGAATACAGAAGTTCAGTCAGGCGAGTAAGGAAAGAGCCAGTCAAGCGATGATGGGAATGGATGTTGACCCGCATGACAATGGGCTCGGAGGGATGCCTTTAAAAGGCACGCACGAAACAAGCAGAAGCATTCGCAATAGCATCGATGACATGCATTTGGCGATTGACCTGGCAAAAGAATTTTCTGATAAAATAAAAGCACTGCATCCATGGGCAGAAATCCATATTAAATATTTAATAATGAAAGGCAATTTTTTATAAAAATAAGGTGACATAAAATGCGTAATATCTGGGGAATTTCATTTGTTGTTCTGCTTGTCCTAAAGTTCACTGCATTTCCGTACTTAAGTTGGTTCATTGTGTTCTCTCCATTATTGTTTGGCCTACTTTGGATGCTCATTGTGTTGACGGTGTTCTGTGTCGTGTGTATTTTAGGTGGGATATGGGAAATATTATTTAGGCCAAGATGAACCACAAAGAGCTGCAAGTACTTTTAAAATTTAAGAACGACCTTCCTTATTTTGCTTACCATGCACTTAAAATCAGGAGCAAAGAACCTGGTGTCACCGGCGTAATTCCTTTGGTCTTTAATGAAGGTCAATTATACGCGTACAACAAAATTGAAGAACAAAAAAGAAAGACCGGGCGAGTCCGGGTGATTTGCCTCAAGGGAAGGCAGATAGGGTTTTCTACGTTTGTTGAGTCCAGATATTATCAGCGGGTTGCATTCAATAACGGCTATCAAGCTTTCGTGCTTACCCACAATGACAAATCTACTGATGACTTGTTCAATATGGTGAAAAGGTTTCAAGAACATTGTCCCATTGAAATCCGCCCAATCGAAGACAAAAATAACCACCATGTGCTTAATTTTATTTCCCCTGATTCTGGCTACAAAGTAGGAACGGCCGGAAGCAAAGGGCTCGGGCGTGGCATGACCATCCATCTTTTCCATGGCTCAGAAGTTGCGCAGTGGGAACGCGCATCAGAACATCTTGACGGCATCATGCAAGCAGTCCCAATTGGAAACAATACAGAGATAATTTTAGAAAGCACCGCGCGAGGAAAAGGCAACATCTTTTATAATTTATGGATGGATGCAATCTCTGGTGTGAGCGATTTCATGCCACTCTTTATTCCTTGGTTTTGGGAAAAGGCGTATCGGCTCCCGCTTCGAGAAGGGTTTGAATTGACGGAAGAGGAGCGAGAATACAGGAACCTTTACCAATTAGACAATGAACAAATTCAATTTAGGCGTTCAAAAACAGCGGACAGCCCCTTAAAAGAACTGGGCTTTCAACAAGAATATCCTTCGACAGCTGACGAGGCATTTATTGTTAGCGGTGGAAGTTGCCTTATTCCAGGAAGATTAGTAGAGATGGCGCGTAAATGTGAAACGACTGCATCGGGGATTAAATTTATCGGAGTAGACCCAGCGGGGGGCGACCCCGAGACGCAGGCCATCAATTCAAAACGGGACAGAACATCCATTATTATTAGGCAAGGTCGCGTGGCCTATGGGCTGCAAAGTTATGTTAATAAGGACACCATGGGGACTGTGGGCGTAATTGTTGGGCTGATTAAAAAAGAAAACCCAGATTTTGTGTGCATTGATGTTGGCGGCCTGGGCGCGGGGGTGGTTGACCGGCTGCGTGAACTTGGTTACGGGAACATTGTTAAGGCAATTAATTTTGGCAGAAAAGCACTGAAGGAAGACCGGTACGTAAATAAGCGCAGTGAAATATGGGCACTCATGGCAGACTGGTTTCGAGAAGAAATTGTATCCATACCTAATAGCGACTCTTTGCATGCCGATTTATGCGCCCCCTTTTACGATGTAGATTCAATAGGAAGATGGCGACTTGAAAGCAAAGACGCAATGAAGTCCCGTGGTGTCCGCAGTCCCGACGAAGGAGACGCACTTGCCCTAACGTTTGGCTTCCCCGCTGTTAAGAATAATGCTAATATAGGTAATATAATAAAGTATCAACCTAGATTTTAGCACATGTATAACTATTCAGATAATACTGCCCCTAAAAAGACAAGCATGGGAAGGAACCGTATTTTCGATCCCTCTGCGCGCCCTGTATTAGAACGCCTGTATAAAGTGATTGATAATTATTATTTAGAGTATTCGCATAACTTACAAATCGGGCGAAACGACAAGCGTTTTCTTTTTGTTGACCAATGGACATCAGCGGAACGTGCTTCGTTTACAGCACTCAATAAACCTCTCCTCACTTATAATAATTTAATTTCTTATTTCAGAAAAATAGTAGGCCAACAAAGGTTTAATACCTCATCGTTAGAAGTCGGCTCACTAAATGGGACTGGCACGCAGGACGCCGTGACTTTGCGCGCCAATTTAATACGTGGCATTGAATACGAATCACGCGCGCAAGTTGTTTACCAAAAAGCATTTGAAGATGCTTTGAGTTCTGGGATGGGTTTCATCCGAATAAAATCAGATTATGAATCAACGCGCTCATTTAAACAAAAAATAAGCATTGAAATGGAAGACCGGCCTGAACGTGTCTTTTTCGATCCCATGGCAAAAGAACCTACTAAAACAGATGGTGAGGCGATGGGTCGCCATTACGATATGTCTAAAAGTGAATTTGAATGCGCTTACCCGGACATTCCTTACCCTGAATCTTTTCCAACATTAGGAAATTACTATATAGATAATTTCAATTGGGGGACGAAAGAAGCAATTACGATTTGTGAATTTTACGAAAAGAAATGGCGTTCATTTACTATTTATCTTTTGAGTGACGGGACTGAAGTAACAAAAAAAGAATATAAAAAAATGAAGCAAGACTTCGAGGAAGCGCAACTGATGGGCGCAGACGAAATTGCGCCCCCAGAAATGCCACCTCAAGGAATGGCACCTAATAATCAAGCTGAAGAAGGTGCGCCGCCAAATGCAGAAGAAGCAGTACAAAATTCACAAGAAGCACCACAAGCACCTATGGAAGAAGGCCAAGCACCCCCGATTGCACCATCCCCAATTCAAGCCGGTATGCCAGTCCTTCCTACTATTGTTAAGAGCAGAAAAACACGTGAATTTACTATCGTTTGTTACAAATGCATTTATGGACATGTCTTAGAAAAGTATGATGTGCCAGGCAACCAGTTCCCGTTGGTCGCAGTGATGGGAGACGAGAAAATAATAGAAGGCAAGCGGATGGTCAGTTCATTTGTGACGTACGCAAAAGACCCGCAGCGTTTCCTTAATCTGACTGTGAGTGATTTAGCGCAATCAATAAAAAACAACCGCAAAGAAAGACTGATGGCAACGCGTTCAAACATAGAAGGGTTTGAAAATATTTATGAGAACCCAGAAAACGTATACGGCGCACTACTTTATAATCCTGATGACCAAACACAAGCTGCGCCTGTTGTCCTTCCTACGCCAGAACTGCCTTCAACATTAGTCGGTTTGATAGCCCAGTCCCAGCGTGACTTGAAAACTATTGTTGGCGTGATGCTAGACAGCGAAGACCGTTCTTATGGGCAATTGAGCGGCAAAGCACTCCGCGAAATGATTCGGGACGGCAATTCAGCTAATTTAATATTCTTTGATAATCTGCGCCGTGCGCAAGAGCAAGTAGGTCGGACTATTTTATCGATGGCACCTGAAGTTTATGATACGCAACGCGACCTTGTAATAAAGACGGTCGAGGGAAATATAAAAAAAGTCACCGTAAACAAGCCTATTGCGAATGGCCTGGAAAATGATTTGAGTGGCACAGGATATGATGTAACAATCACTGCTGGACCAAACTTCGCAATTCAAAAAGAAGAGGCGTTCGATGCAATCCAAAAAGTAATTGCTGGTTGGAACGAGCAAGTTTCGCCATTAGTAGCAGACATCATTGCTAAAAACATTGACATGGAGGACAGTATAGAGCTTGCTAATCGATTTAAAACTCTTGTTCCACCAAATGTTATTCTTCAAACACAAGGCGAACTGTCACCGCAACAACAAAAACAAATGCAGCAACAACAACAGCAACAACAGCAAATGCAACAACAACAACAAGAGCAACAACAAATGGCAGAACAACTTGCCCAAGGAAAACTTGCGGTTGAGGGTGCCCGCGCACAAGCGGCGCAAACACAAGCACAATCTGCAATTGCAGATGCCCAGGCCAAACAAGAATTGAACCAAGTAAAATTGACATCCGCCCTTATAGATGCGCAAAGTCGAAAAGTAAGTGCCTCTGTAGAAGCAGAAAAAGCTGGACTCGATTATAAAGCGCAGATAGTCCAGAGCATGGCTAAAATCGCACAAGCCCATTCGGATGTTTCGGAAAAACATTTCGATGCTGTTAAACACATCCATAACCTGACTCAAACACCATTGACGCAAAAACCTGACAATGAATAATTATTATCCTTCAGCTAAATAATTTAAAAAAAAATTATCATTAAACGCAAATATCTTCTTGTATATTTTAAAATAATATAATAACATTGTCGGTAATAAGTGAATATGCAACTTTAAATGCATAGGGCTAATATGCTGCCAGTCAATCGCATAGGGTTAAAAGTTAACCGTAAACTAAGGTAGAAATATGTCTGACAACGAACATGTGGAAACACAAACTGCTGTAGAAAATGATAATGTAAGTCCGGAACCTTCGGGACTGGTTGCAGAGGACTATGTAGATAGTCCACCTGAAAGTACAGAAACTTCTGAGCCATCTCATGTTGCTACAGAAGGGGCGACAAACAATGATGGTGAACTGCCAGAATTTGCTAAGCGCAGATTGGGAAGGGAACAAAAGAAGTATGAACGGCGAGTAGCGGCGTTAGAAGCAGAACTCCAGGCCGAGAGGTCAAGGGCAAACTCTATCCACCCGCAATCTTTGCAATCGGGCACAACTTTTACTGACCCCCTCACTGGCAAGACAGTTGATGTTGCGACGAAAGAAGGGCAAGACCGTTATCAATATCTACAAGAAGTTAATGAAAATATAAGAAAGCAAGAAACTGAAAAGGCAGCGACAGAAGCGCAGAGAATTGATCGGGAGCAATACGATCACGTCTACGACTCTTTTGAAGATGCTAAAGACCGCCATCCTGACTTTGTTCAGGTAATGACGTCTTCGGGGTTTGATGAAAAGCTGGTAAAAGAACTGGCTAATTTTAACGACCCTGGCAGCCTTGGTTATTATATTGGCTCTAATCCCCGTGAAGTTTCACGACTAAAAAACCTACCCGCTTACGAAGTTAGGCGAGAATTAGCGAGGCATTTAACAGACATGGTATCTAAACAAAAAGTAACTAACGCACCAACTCCGGTCAGCAAACCTAAAGATGGTGTTTCTGGAAAATCAGCTAATACTCGCATTAAAAGTGTTCAGGAATTAATGGAAGAGAAAAGAGAAAAGATGCGCTCAAAAAGGCGTTAATCTTTACGTGGCTCTCCTTTAATTCAATTTAAACTTTAATTAAGGGTGAGCCATGAATGAAATTTTAACTAGTCAGTTAATTGCTAATGAAGCATTAGCAACACTTGGGACTAACAACTCTTTTCTATGTACCTCTAACCGTCAATACCAAGACATTTTCGGTGACCGGACTTATCAAACCGGCAATTTTATCCAATTGCGCCGACAAAATAGATATTTTGTTAATGAAGGCCGCGTAGGCGTAGTGCAGCCCACTAAAGAAACTTCTGAAATTCTTTCTATCGATTACTGGGAAAATGTAATGACTGACTTTGACTTGAAAGAGTTAACGTTGTCGGTCAATGATGACATGGGGCCATTTAATTCACGCTATGTCCGTCCTATCGCCCAAGACATTACTTTCAAATTGGAATCTATTATTGCCCAGCTGGCTAAAACGCAATTAAATTTAGTTACTGGCAGCCCGACCGCTCCATTGTCCTTTGCATCTTTAGATTTTGGCTTTGCCCAAATGCAGCAACAATGTATTCAGGTCTATAATGACGCTTATGCTGGGATTGATGTTCTTCAAGCATCTGCTCTGCGTACTAGCCAACAAAATGCATTTAACCCTATCTTAAATGATGACATCAGTTTTTCATCTCAATTAGGGCATTTCTCGGTATTTGATGTATTTAGTAACCAAGCGATTGAGCGGCACCAAGTAGGTTCATATCCTGGTGGTGGCACTGTCGCTACTACAGTTGTTAGTGGTTCGAGCACAGTAAACTTAACTGGCTTGCCACTTAGCAGCAACGGCGTTTTTAAAGCAGGCGATATTATCCGTTTTACTGGCATAAACCAAGTACGGCCGATTGGTGGGGCTGACTTAGGCATCCTTATGACGTTTGCCGTTCAAGAAGACGTAAACTCTGATGGTGCTGGAAATGCGACCGTCATTGTTAACCCTCCAATTATTTCTGACCCTGCAGACGTTTACAGAAATGTAAGCACTCCTGTTATTGCTGGTACCCCAGTTACTTTAGAAGGCGCGCCTAACTCTACCTACACTATCAACGTTATTTATGTTGAGCGTGGGCTAGACGTTGTGTTGCCACCAATGTCCCCATTGACTGCATTACAAACTGGGATTGCGACTGATAAGAACAGCAATACCAATTTAATGATTAACCGCTTTGGCGACATATATAATGCGTTAAATTTAATTCGTGTGGATGTATTGATGGGCGTCAAATGGCACCCCCAATATTGCTTCAGGTTGCATTCTTTATGATTTTAGCGGCCAATATTTATAAAATCCCAAGAAATAAATATGGGGCGAGACCGTCGGAAACACAGCAATATTCGCTTTATTTTAAGCAGTATTCTTTGTTTTCGATGGAGTCGCGTTCTTTCAAAACATGCGGACGGTTGGAAGCACTTCAATTGCTTGCCACCGGAAAATGGTTTGACAAAACGGTTTATACTCCTATAGAAATAGAAAATAACGAGGTACTTAGTTATGGCAAAGAAAATGATGGGCAACAAGACTCCGGCAGCTTCCAATTGGCATTCCGGAAAGAACCCGAACACAAACTGGATAACCCCCACTGCACCAAACCTACCGGAACGGAACGTCCCAGTGAAGCCGTTTGGTCAGGGCGCACAGAGAATAAAGTAGGCAAACGCGGACGCCCAAAACGGAGCGTATAAATGTCTCAAGATACCACTACAGTTAATGACCTTATCGTTAATGCCTATTATTGGCTTGGTGAGATATCGCCCGACACAGTCCCAAATGCAGCCGAAGTAGAACGCGGGCTTTATTTGCTTAATCAGCTTATAGATTATTTTTCTGGCTTGGGCGTTTACATTGGCATTGTAAAGCAATTTGATGTCACGCTGACACCCAATAAAGCAGTCTATACGGTCTCTGACCAAGTAGGGGCTGATTTTAATTTTAATCGTATTGTTGAATTGGATTATGTGAACATTATTTTGAGTAATGGTTCTAACTGGCCCGTTAGAATAATCGATCGCGCCATGCTCCTTAACCATTATACGTACACTAAATTTAATCAGCTTCCCAGCTCGGTCTATTTAGATAAGTTTGCAAGGGAAAGCAAACTTACTTTTTATCCAGCACCTGATTTAGCTTACATAACCCAGATTCGGGCGAAAGTAATGCTTAACCGGCTCGCATTATTTGAGGTAATTACAGAAGTCCCTCCGCATTATTATTATTTTATGCAGCTGGCTTTAGCTAAAAGATTGAGCTTTTATTATCCTGGGCGATGGGACGCAGACAAAGAATCGGAACTGGCATTAGTGCGTAAAGAACTCAAGGCAGCATCTGTAGTTAATTTAACTACACGGCCGAGCCGTATTCTAAGCCAACCTTACGGTACTTATGGGGCTTATGGCATTTATCCATGGGGACCATTCGTAGGGGGATTTTAAGCGATGCCACGCAAAGCGTTTCCTATTGTTGGTAGTTATCGCGAGGACATTATTACTCGCATTAATGCTGAACGCACGATTAATTTATATCAAGTAGTCCCGCATACGGGAAAAGATGATAGTTATTTGCATTTGACGCCTGGCAAAAAAGAGGTCGGCACATTTGTCAATGGGAACACAGGGCGCAACCAATCTTTTTCATTTAAAGGGTTTACTTATTATGTTGTGGGCGACACGATTTATCAGGTAGACAGCACGCCTACAATTCTTGTGATTGCCCCTAATTTTTTTACTACAGTTACTGGGCACATTGGAATCGCTGCAAATGAAAATGAAATAATTTTTGTTGATGGGGTAAAGGCGTTTTTATGGAACACAACGACATCGACAGGCATAGATGATACGCCGAACTTGCCACCCGGATTTTTGCCTTTAGATGTGACGTTTATGGATGGCTCTTTCATATTAATAAGCGGAAGTCCAGGCGTCCAAAATAGGTTTTATATAAGCGCATTAAATGATGGGACTACGTGGAACATTTTAGATTTTGCGTTAATTAATTCACGGCCAACTATTTTAAATGGCGTAGCAGTTTTAAAAAGGAACATTTTCTTTTTTGGGCAAGTAAAAACAGAAGTCTGGCAAGACGCTGGACTTGCAGTATTTAGGTTTAGACGGCAGAACAATTTATTGTTTGAACATGGCGTCAAAGCAATTTCTTCAATAGCAGAAGGCTTCGACCGTTTGTTTTATCTTTCCGGAGATGAAAACGGGGTAGGCTCTATCATGATGGTAGAAGGCATAACGCCCATGCCTATAAGCGATCCGGTCATGGATGAAAAAATCCAAGGATATACCGCGCCAGAAGACGCGATAGGGTTTGTTTATAAAATTAATGGGGAAATATTTTATCAAATTAATTTTACAACTGATAACCATACATTTGTTTATAACGTGACATCTTCTGCAATAGTACAAGAACATTTATGGAATGAACTAGAAATGTTAGACGGTTCGCGTGACATTGCGAACAGCCATACCTTTATAGGAAAAACGCATTTTATGACGTCGTATAACGACAGCAAGTTATATGAATTGAGCCCAGATTTTTTAGACAATAACGGGCAAAAAATAAAAAGGACACGCATTGCAAGATATATGCAAGTGCCGACATTAGAAAGAATGAGGCACAATCGGTTTGAATTAGATATGTTAAAAGGAGTGGGGCGCATAAATACGAAGCCCATTAGCTTCTATCCGCCACATGTACAGCCCCCTCAAGATGCATCGGATGTTGTGCCCACAGTTTTCTTAAGTATGTCGAATGACGGAGGAATTACATATCACACTTACGGTGAACGTTCATTTGGTGAAGCAGGAGAACGGTTAATACGCATTATATGGCGTCAATTAGGAACATGGCGAGATGCCATTTACAAGATAGAAATATTTAATGCTGTGCCGATTTATGTTTTACGGGCTGCTATTGATTATGAGGTAGACGCCGAATGATGGGTGTATCTTTTTTAAATGAAGCCCCTATTTATGAAGACGCTTTGACGACCACAAGAAAAGATACGGACGTCAAGAACATAAAAGTATCCGATGTTTGGAAACGGCACATTGATTCAGTGACGCAGACATTAGGGCTTGTTGTACGGCATGACAGGTTTAATAGCAGCAAGCAAGAAACGCCTGTAGTTTGCGTTATTTCAATGACGCAAGCAGAAAGAAACGACTTGCAAAATGCTTATGATGGAATGGTGGTGTACAACACCACTACGAACAGATTTAATTTTAGAGAAGCTGGCGCGTGGGTGACCTTTGCGCCGATACCTGCATAGGTGAAATTATGATGAATTGGATTGATGCACTTTTCGGGCGTGGGCAATCAAATGCAGCCGGCGCGATGATGGGACAATTGCAACAAGGGCTGCAAGGAAGCCAAGGGCTTTATAATCAAGGGGAAGGATTTCTTGCCCCTTTTATGGCGCGCGAACCTGGTGAATATGCAGCTTATATGGACTTTCTCAATCAAGTTAAAGATCCAAATGCCTTATACAATCAACTTTCATCGCAATACAAGATGTCTCCTGAAGCGCAAGCACAGATTACTACGGGACAAAATAATGCAAACAATGCTGCTGCTGCCAGTGGGATGCTTGGTTCCGGGGCAGAGCAAACTGCAGCCGCTAATTTAGCACAATCTGTTAGAAGCACGGACTTTGATAAGTACATGCAAAATGTTTTAGGTCTGCGCACTCAATACGGAAACGGCCTTCAAGGACTTCAAAACCAAGGTTTTCAAGCTGCCGGTGAAGCCGGAACTCTAGCTGAACAACAAGCGGCACTACAGCAAAAATATTATGAAAACATGGCAAATGCTGCGGGCGCACAACAAACCGGACAAGCTGGCGATTGGAGCAATTTAATCGGAGGGGGATTAGGGTTTATGTTTGGTGGAGGGCTGCCTGGGGCTGCGCTCGGTTCAAGTATGGGAAGTTGGTTAGGAAATTTATTTAATGGCGGTGGTGGAGGAGGTTCTTCGCAATGGCAAGACCCTGACATGTTGCCTAATCCATTTTAATAAGAGAGTTTAATCATGGCATTATGGTCAAATCTATTTACGGCTGCACCAACTGTGTTTGATGCTTATAACAATACTGCAAGTGCATTAGGAAAAATGCGCGCGCAAGCACTTACCAATGCATTGAGCCAAGTTAAATTAAAATATGCCGAACCTGAAGCGCAACAGTCATTGTCTCAGGCAATTGCTAATACGGGTATTTTGCAAAATACGCTTAAATATGCTCCTCAAATGAGCCAAGCGGATTTAGCTGCTAAATACGCCCAGATAAGAAATTCTGGGTTAGTAGCGCAAGGAATGCGAATTGACAATGCAATGAAGAGCGAGAACTTTAAATATCTTCCAGACAAATTGAAACTAGGATTGGCATTACAGCAAGCGCAAATTAAGGCGACGCTGAGCAAAGTATTAATGAACCCTCAGCATTTACAAACAGCCTATGATGCACAAACAGGTGCACCTATCCAAGTCCCTAAAACGTATGCTGGATTGCCGTCAGACATTGCTGCACCATCTGCGCCCGGAACTGCGCCCTCACCTGCGCCATCTGCCCCACCACCAGATAATAGTGCCCCCTCTTCGCCATTAGGTTCACCGCCTGCGCCGTCGGATGATTCAACTGCGCCAGATAATTTACTTGCAACTCCACAGGTACCTGCAGCTCCATTGCCTTCATTGGCTATGCCAACGCCTTCGCCAAGTGCTCTTCCTTCATCACCACCATCGGGTGGCAATCCACAAGCACCCGATATAATGGTATCAGCGGGGCCATTAAGCGCGCGTGGTCAAGTAGGCGCGCTTTATAATGCGCATACCGGCGAGCATTATAGTGTGCTTACTCCTACGCAACGTACTTCAATGCAGAACCAATTAATTTCTTTAAGACAGGCCATTCCTTATCTTGAACAATTAAAAAAATATGGAACAGTTGGTAAATTTGGGGCGACTGGCATTAATAAGTTTCTTCCGAATGCAGCGGGTGGTGTTCCATTAGATGTTGCAGCTAAATATGAAGCGAACAAAGCCGGTGCACTCGAGCACATTATGACAGGCACAAAATTACAAAAAACTGATATGACTACCCAAATGATAGACACCATGTTAGACCGGCAAAATGGGGAATCGCGCCAAGGTTATACCGATAGAATAAATAGACTTGAATCACATTTAAATGATTTAGATAGCCAAACCAGCGACTTCTTAGGAAAAAATGCAATTCCTTTAAGTGAAATCGGGAGAAATTCTGGTGCCCAACAATTTTTAGAACAAGAATATACGAAAGCTGCTCAAGTAGGCGCAGACAAAAATGGAAAAATTGCCATGATAGGCGATGACGGAAAGACCTATAATGTGCCAGCTAATAAAGTATATGATGCCATGGTTAATTATCATATGAGGAGGAAATAAAATGCCTATTCCTTCATATGCTACCGCTATTTCTAATAATGAAGAAACTTCTACATCGAATAATATTCCATCGTATGCAACATTAGATATGCCGGCATCTTCTCCGATTACACTTTCTGGAATTGGTAATGATATTGGGACTGGGATTAATGCGTTAGGTGGAACAGTAGGAAAAGGCATAATTGATGCAATTTCTGGATTAGTTAATACTCCCATTGTTGCCGGCGATTATCTTAATAGAAAGTTAGCTGGCGCATTAGGGTATGATCCAAATAAAATTTCTGCGCCTGCTGTGATAAATCCGGATGATTTTTCGATGCCTGGAGTTTCTCCGCAGCTTCAGCAAGAGTTAAATCCCATTGCAGAAACTGGCGCATCAGCAGCATTATTAGCTGCGCCTGCTCGTGATATAGCCCTATTAGGAACTGCTGGCGCAAAAGGTTTGGCAGATTTTGCAAAAACTCAATTAGGTCTGAATGCGGCACAAAAAGCAAAATATTTTATGAATGATTTATTGCAAGGGAAAGCTCCGGCGGACGCACTTAAATCTGTGGGCGATGAAATCAGAAATAAATATAACACTGCTAAAACTAATTTTTCCTCATTATATGATTCAATGAAAAATGAAGCTGCAGAGCGTGGGTATTTACCTCAAATACAAAAATATACGCCTGGAATTGATGTGGCACCCACTCAAAAAGCGATTGTTCCAAATAACTTTAATAATGCTTTGGATAAAATCGATTTAACTAATCATAGTTCCGACATACAAGATTCTATAAATAATTTTTCAAATAATCCTAGTTTTTCCAGTGCACATGATTTGCAATCTGATTTAGGAAATACGGGTGCTAAATTAAGTAAAAGTGCTGATAAAAATGACAGACAAGCTGGTGGGCAATTATTAAATTTAAGAAATGGATTAAATAATGATATTACAAATACATTCACTAGTAACGGAGATAGTGATTTAGCAGATAAGTATAATTCGATTGGTCAATCTTATAAAAATATTGTTGCTCCTTATTTATCTAATCCTTCTTTAAGAAATATTGTTTTGAAAAAAGGCCTATCAGAAATAAATCCAACCACCATTTCTAACTTGCTAAGTAAAAGAGATGCTGCAACAACTGCCGTAAGAAATGATTTATCGGATACTTCTAAAAATTATCTCTTAGGGACAAATTTAAAATCAGCAATAGAACAATTGCCTACAAAAAGTGGAGCACTTAAAACAACGGTAACACCTCAAGATTTAATAAGCCAATATGGGGCGCTCCCTAATAAAGGGCTTGATTATTTAATGACCCCCTCAGCAAACATGAAAATTGCTTCTATTATGGGGGACTTAAGCAAACAGAGCAGATTAAAGTGGGCGATGGGGCTAGGCATTCCAGCATTAGGGCTAGAAGGCGTTAGAAGATATTTTTAAGGGGCAATTTATATGGCATCTACATTTTCACTGGCACCCTCTCCGAAGTGGTATTTCTTCGATTCCTTTGGGAAACCGGCTGCCGGCGGTTTTATGATTACGCGAAGTTCTTTAGATAGGACTACGCCTAAGTTTATATTTTCAGATCCATTTGGACTTAATCCTTATACTGACCCGATGCAACTTGATGATAGTGGTGGCACAAAATGCCCTATGTACTGGGAATTTAACGGGATAGATTTATATTACTTATTAGTGACTGATAAATTCGGCAATAAGATTTGTGAAGTAGATAATTTCCCTTTAATTGGGGGTGGTGGTGTAACCCCGATTACTGCCAACATTGACATTGAAAACCATTTAGTAAATGGGCAATTTATTTTTATTGATGCTAATAACGAAACCGACTCGGTATTGACACCTGTCCCTGCAGACAGTGTAACGCACATGGCACCAGGCTCGGGTTTCTTTAAAGATTTAAACGGCAATTATGTACGTACGACTGACAGTGGCGTACAAGCCGGGTGGACTTTTCAGAAATCGGGAGGCGACACTGCGACCGACACCATAAGCTTTGTTGCTGTAACCGGAATTGGCGAAGGCTTTCCGAATTCTCCCAGTGCAAATGCTACCCGTTATTTTAGGTATCAGTTGTCGGCAATTGGCTCCCTTATTACAGACGCTGCATGGGTAGATACAATTCCGAACGTTGAAACATTCCAAAATGAAATATTGACTGTTTCCGTAGACACGCGGGCAAACATTGGGGTAGGCATAGGCGAACTGCAGATTGTCCAGAACTTCGGGACTGGCGGGGTGCCGTCTGCGCCCGTAATTACAACGCATGTCCTTAACTTTACTGCAAACGCATGGGGTCGGCAGTCATTTCAAATTACAGTCCCTACGATTGCCACCAAAAGCAAAGGGACTAACCTTGATGATTTCGTAGCGTTTCGGTTTGTCAATCCTCTAAATACATTGGGGTCTTTCGATCAAGTCAACCATCAGGTACAACGAGGTACTTTTGGCGTTACTCCTTACATTGAACAAACATACGCGCAAGACCAATATAAAGTATTAATTGATTTAGCAACGACAGGAAATGCAATACATCCTGTAGGTGAATTGAAATATGTAAGCACTAATTTAACTCCACGTGATATTCAAGGGTGGGTCGCCATTAACGATATAGGAGACACATTAGGATCGGCTGCAAGCACAGCATTTCGTGCCGGTATTATTTATAAGAACTTATATGTTGCATGGTGGAACACATTCAATGATAGCGAATGTCCTGTGACAGGTGGACGTGGCGCATCTGGTGAAGCTGATTTTAATGCTAATAAAGAAATGCTTATACCAAGACATCTTTTAGGTGCCATCATTGTAGGCCAAGGACAATCGATATATGGAAATCATGCATTTGGTGATTTTGTAGATGTAGCATTTTCGAGTGGTTCGATAAGTGCACTCTTGTATTTCAATCTGTATGTTAAATTATAGTAAATATGATATAATATTTTTAAAATTTATTTAAAAGGTAAATAATATGGCAGCTTCTATTTTAGGCGATCCAGAAGACGTCCGGATAAGACGGACAAGTAAATTTCTGCCGATGCGTAATTCAATTGGTTCTTACTCTGAAAGTGGCGACGTTGTTTTAGACCAGTTTTTTTCACCTGACCACTTAGTAGCAAAAATGATCCATGTGGGAGTGGCTGGCGATTTACGTGCTCTTTCTGGGTATACCTTAGAAGGCGTTCCACTATTTCAAATAGTTAGAAATGCGGAAATAGGGTACCACGGTATGATTTGTATAATGGTAGTATCTGCCGGCACAACTGCCGGAGCATTGACCTGGCACACTGGGGAATAGAAATGTTTAATGCATTAAATTTAAAAATTAATCGGGGCTCCGCGGGCTCTAATGAACCAGGACATGGCACTACTGTCATTCATACCTATATCGATTTAGATAGCACAATTGCCACTATTAAACTTTATTTTCCTCCTAATTTAGGGCTCGGCATTAACGATGACATGGTCTTTGTCGATGACTTCATGTTTATTGCCGGCTCGGATGGCACTATATTAGCACCGATTATTACACTCGTTCCTTTTATTCTAGGCACCGATGTATTTACCGGTGGAACCGCTATTACCATGGGCATTCCTATAGTCCCTGTTGACGGAAATGGTGCGCGTATTTCTGGCGGTGTTTTACAAATGGAAATTGCCGACTTGACCCATCCAGGAATCATGACGGCTGCCCCTCAAGAATTCGGCGGCGCAAAAACATTTCATGATAACCTTACTCTGGTAGATCCGATTAACGGATTTGTAATCACCAAAACGATTGGGAGCTTTGGCGTTGATTTAATTACCAGCGATCCGAATGCAACTCCTGGCGTAGTATTTATGGATACAGGCGTTCCAGGCGCAGTTTTTGGGATGCTTTATAAAAGGGCTGGCTTTAGTGCTGCAAATCCACAGCTTTATGTTTTAGCGGGAAACAATGCGGGAATAATATTTGATGACGTTGATGGGACTGTCCGCATTAATAATACGGCCATTATAGATTTCTTAGACTCTAGTGTTGGGCAGCCTATTTCAATCGGGGCAACAAATGCTACTGTCATTAATCTTGAAACGAACACTGCGATTAATCCCACTAAAGAACTATTAACAAACCAAATTGATTCGGCCACGGCAGCCCCTTTAGTCCTAGGCGCAACAAATACGACTGTCGCTGTGATGAACAAAGGCGTCCAGTTCTTAAGTGCGGGCGGTACGCCAGCAACTTTAAATGATTATGAAGAATACGACCACAATACCACTTTTACTAATAATACCGAAACGACTGCAAGCATTGATTTGTTCTTAGTAAAGACTGGCGACTCCATTGTTTTAAGAAATGCTACCGTTGCTTCAGTGCCTGGACAACTTGCCCCGGCTGCTTTCTTTAGTGCCGATACGCCACTCCCTGCACGCTTTCGTCCTGGTCAAGATTGTAATGGCCCTTTCCGGGTACAAAATAATGGCATCTTTTCTGATGGATGGATTGAAGTCACGGCAGCAGGTGCAGTCAATATTTATAACAATGTAGATTTTACTACGGCATTTACAGCTGCCGTTACTAATGGCTTCTCTTCGGGGACTTTCCCTTATTCTAACTAACGAGGTTTATCATGGCTTACAATTTATTAGGATTACAAGTTAACAGGGGCACTCCCTTTGCTAACACTCAAGGCCAAGGGCTAACAGCGGTTGCCCATACATATAAAAGTACGGTGGACACGCTTGCACAAATAGCAGCACCTGGATATTTTCCACCGAACTTTCATACTGATTTAGATGCAATCTTTGTGAAAGACTGGCTTTTTATTGTAGACAGCGTCGGCGCAACCTCTTTTGTTAATATAACCGGTGTAAACCCCGTTACATTAGGGGCTGATTTATTTACTGCGGGTTCATTAACAGTAATTGCGCCAATTGCCCCGATAGATAATAACGGCATCGTTATTTCTGGCATGAATGTTTCATTAGAATTTGCTGCTTTAGGCCGTCCAGGGATTGTATCTACTCAACCACAAGTCTTCGATGGGACAAAAACTTTAGTAGATGGCATGCGAGTAAATGGCATTGACGGTATAGTAGATGCCGATATGATGTTTATTGGTAATAATCAAACCTCTACAATTACTATAGGTGGCGCAGCAGCTAATGTCCTTTTCCCTTCCGGCATTATTACAGACATTATAAATAATGTTAGTGCTGGGGGAACTTTATTAATTCATCCTACATATGATGGCCTCACTTTGATAGGACAGGACACCGCAGCGGTGACGACCGGTGTTCGCACAAATAAAATTGATACCATCAGCGCAGGAGGGCACCCTCTGGTAATCGGTGCGATTTCTACTCTTCCGATTGAAATAGGTTCTGACGCTATCCCTGCCCTTATTAAAGGCGGTGTTACTCTAGCGGCTGCAAATGGTGGTGGGACAATTAACTATTTCAATGAGTTTTCCACCACTGTTAACTGGCAAGGACCATTTGCTGGTGCGGTACCCGGAAAGGTCACAGCTACGCGTAGAAATAATATCGTTACCATGACTATTTCTAGAATACCAGCAACGGCTGCTACTAGTTCTAATGTTATTTCTGTCGGTGGCATTATTCCTGTCGCACTTAGGCCATTAGTAGATGTTTTTGAAGAGGCGTATATAGTTGACAATACTGTTTTTGGATTTGGTGCAGCATCTGTTAATACAAGTGGTGGGCTTGTAGTGTATGCGAACGCTGGACAAGGCCCATTTGCTAACGCGGGCGTTGCTGGCTTTGAGAACATTACTATGTCATGGGACGTGACTAACACATAAGGGGCAGCAATGTCAATTATAGAAGATGTAGTTAAGGGTGTGGTAGCACCCTTGGGTGCTCCTCTTGATATAATAAAAGAAATTATAGGTAAATTTTCATCTGGCAAAGATAAGCTTGACGCTGAACTTGCGCTAGCTGCTCTGGCGGATGAAACTGAGAAACGTGAGAGCGCGCTTTTAATCGCCCAGACTGAGTTACTTAAAAAAGAGGCTGAAAGCAGTTCCTGGTGGAACTCGGGATGGCACCCTTTTATAGGGTGGGTATGTGGAACAAGTTTGGCACTTTACTATGTTCCTCTTTTTATACTGGCTGATATTTTATGGGTAACAACATTTTTACATACAGGCCATTTAGAGCCTTATCCCATTAATCCAGATGCTTTGTTCCAATTAATGTGGCAACTTTTAGGGCTAGGCGTATATCACGCTGCCCCGTCGATGGTAAATATAATACGAAGCAAAATACCAAAGTAGTGAAGCATGATGCAGTTAGAAAATTTAGTAAATAAACATGATACAGAAATAGCTAGCATACGCGATAGCATACACGCTGTCGGAACGGATTTACAATTGCTCATGAAAGACCAAAAATTTCTTTCTGAGAAGATGCACGAAATAGGAAACGATGTTAGACAACTGGTACATCTTACTCACGAAGTAAAACAATCTCGCATCGAAATAGAGGCAATTAATCGTGAGATTGATGCAATAAAACAAAGCTATAAACAGTTCGAAGAGCGGTTTAAACGCATTGACATTATTACGGACAAAAATAATAGCAACTGGGACAAATTGATCCATAGATGGTTGCCTATCTGTGCGGTCATTATTTCATTAATGACCGCCCTTCGCTTTCTTTATTTTAAGTAATTTCCTCAATGTTTTTCTCGGCACATTTATTACATGCGCTCAGGTATTTTTCCGATTCAGGAATGTACCATACTATTTTACCGTCGACTTCTTTCATGCACCAGTGGCATATATTGTTCATTTTAAAATTCTCCAATTGTTATATTAAGCCTATTTATCCAGCCTTTCAAGAACTTTTCTTGTGAAGGATGAGCAGAAACTATTTGTAAATAGAGATGGCCTTGTTTAATCGTAAGCAGTTTTAATAGCAAACTCCAGTCCATGCTATTAATAGATGCTAATGTTTTATTGCCTATGATGCCATCGTTCTTGATTGGCTCAAAAAGACCTATGCAAGATTGCACCATTTGCACACATCGTTTAATTCCTATATTGACCCCGATATCAAATATCTTTATTGCAACGTCTCTGTCCATTACACTTTCTAATTTTAAAGGTTCCCAGTAGTTGTTCTTATAAAAATATTTAACAAGGTTTAATAAACAAATTCCATCAACAGAAATAAATTTTGCCCTTAAATCTGTTCCGTTTGATTTAGCTTTATCTACTAATGTCCATCCCTCCCAGTTAGGATGGGCGCGACGAGAAATTCCACCATATGTTTCACCCCCTAAATCAGACTCATCATTAGAATAAATGCCTTCCACTTCTAAAATATATTTCATTGCATCGTTAAAATAACTCATAAACATTCCACCATTTTTATATTGTCAACTATCATATCTAAGCATTCAATGTCGGCCTTAAATTCTTTCGCGCAGCGTAAATGAATTTTAATTTTATCTTCACATCCGCTTACTTTTGTAATGGCTTCGACTGCTTCAAGATTAATGATTGCGCACCGGGTGGCAGAAGTAACTGCATATTCCGGCCTATCACAATCAGTTTTAGTATCTATTATTTTTATAAACATTATTTAATTTCCTCAATTGTAACTTTGGCTGTTCCAGCAGTCCCTAAGTTGGCTTTTATTAATTTTTCTTTTAAAAGATTAAAGTCTTTGTCACCCACAGTATTCACCATTTTTTTATATTCTCGCATGTCAACTTTGTAAGCTGCGATAGAGATGGCAGCTTGCACATGATATTGTTTGAAAATAGCGTCGAGCTCTTTTTGGTTCCAAACTACCCGAGAAGGCAATTCAATTTTAGCCCGATATTTTTGGCCTTGGACGCGCGATGTCTTTACCCCCTCATTAAATTGCGCCATTGCAATTAATTTTTGTTTTGCTTCGTATGCGTGTCGACGATATTCCATCGATTGCGCTTCAGCATGTTCAATTGTTTCTATTAATGAATCAATGCTATCTTGCGCGCCAGAATAAATTTCGCCTGTTGTTGTGTCCATAAATATACTCATAAAACCCCCTGTTAATGTAAAAGTATGCCCACCCTTACGGATGGGCAATCATAGTTAAAATGGAATGTCATCATTTAATTGAGGGGGCGCAGTAAGCTCCTCCTCAGTAACTCGGACTGTCCCTTCATATTTAGCAAATCCATCTATTTCATTTTTAGGCTGATCTTGGTAGTAAATTTGACTTACGCGAGCCAGAAGGGTCGCCCCTTCTAATTCAGCATACGACTTAATATTTGCCACACAGGCAGCCTCACAAAACGCACAAAAGCTTTCACGCGCCATTCTTTCAGCTGTTTCACTCGCATTATAAATATTAAATTTCTTTGCTATGAACACTCCTGACATTGGTCCATCTGCTATCTTGAACCTTACTTCAAGATAGCGAGAACCGTTATTGGCTTTTGTATATTTAAGGTCGCTTCCCATTACGCGAACGATATATTCGCCAGTAGGTGCTACTCGCTTTGCATAACTTTTCAAATCAAAATCAATCATTACATGCTCTCCATTGGTTGAAAAAAAAGACCTAAATCATTCTCTAGTTTTTTTTGGTGATGATATAAGCTCTCGTAAATTTCTTTATATTTTTCAGGGGTCACACCATAGCTCATTAATGTCCCCACAAATGCATCTATTTCATCATCTTTATTTACATCAATCATTATATTTGTCCTCAAAAGTGTTTCCCGAAATTGGGTCAATAGCTTCTAATAAATCATCGGCTATGCATTGCTGCGTAATTAAAACATTTAATGGTTTGTCTTTAAAGCTTTCTAATAAGTTTAACAAATCATTCTGATTGACTACGCCATAAGATACATGCCCTTCGGCATGTTTAATTGATACTTTCATTATCTGAACTCCTCATTTATTACATTGGTTTGTTTAAATTCTTCTATAATAGCTTCATCTGAAATATCAGTAAAAATAACAGGTGCTTCTTTAGGAGGTAAAGATAGTGACTCGGTTTCTCCAGAAACATATACCGGAACTCCCGCAAATGCACCAGGACAGAACCTACGAGCCCCCCGGCTTAATGCTCGATTAAATAACATATCAGTAGTATATTTAACCCACGGATTATATTTTGGATCTTTGTTTAATAATCCTGCTTGCCGTGCTTCATCTATTGTAAAAGAGGAAGTCCCAACAGGCTCGCTTCCATATTCAGAATCATAGAAATCTATCTCACAAGCTTCTTTTGTGGATGTTTTCATATGGTAAGAATATCTAGGATTATTGGCAATAATTGCACTAATTAAGCTTGCCTTGAGTTCTATAGATCCACTTTGAGATATATAAATTCCTCGAAGACTTGCAAATGGGCCTGCTCCCATTTCTTTGCCTATCATTACTTTTACGACTGCTTGTTCATGACGTTTTAACTCTGCAAACATGCCACTTCTGAAAAAAGCACCGGCTTGTTTTTTCATCAACTCGTATTGTTGATCTTCATTTAATATTGTCATTTCATTCATTTTTATTCTCCGATTATTTGAACAATTTTATATCGATTAGATAAATCTAGAGCGCAGTCTGGCATAGCTACATTATATATACCGGTTTTTGTATAACTACCGCTCTCGCCGTACAGAGAAAAAATCTCCACCCCATAGATAGGGTACCCTTCTACCTCATAGTGCTCTGTACTTGTAATTGAAATAAAGGAGCCTTTTTTATTTTTATAAATATCTCCCTCTTTAATTTTTCTTTGCTCTGTAAATGTTTGTATTCTATCTTTAAGTTCATGAGGCCTTAAATCTAGTCCGACTAAAGCCTCATAAAGTTTTTGTGATTCTTCTCTAGTTAACATATTTTATTCTCCGTTATTAAAAAGGTATTTCTAAATCGTCTTCAGGTTCATCTGAAGAATCATTATCTAGGGCTTGATAAATATCAAACTCAACTGACCCATCATGTTCAAATTGTTCTGCATGATTAAAGGCCGTTTCTAATTCTCCGTATTGCATAGTAAATCCCTCCTAAATATATTGTATTAAAAAATAAATTCCTAACGAGATGGTCGCCGCTAAAGTGCATGAAAAAAACCTGAAGCGACTCGGAAAAATATCTAGAAATATGCGCGTCAAACAAAAAGACAAGACGCATGTCATTAATCCTAGAAATATTTGTAGCGTAACAGTGTGCATTTAATTCCTCCCGAAAATTTGGTAACACCCCAAAATAAGAATTGCAATACATATGCCTTCAATAAATCCACCCATGTTAATTCCCTCCTAATATCCAAAGTGAATAATACATTGTTCCACACAGAACAATTCCCCATAAACATACATTTAAATACTGGCTCATTGCGATTTTCTCCCTATAAAAATAGACATTAATGGATAGTTGCATCTTTTTTTTCATTGACTACCTTAACGGCCTCCATACAAGCGTCTATCATTTCACTCAGCAATTTCATTCTATATTCAAGATAAGACAGGTGTTTATCTTCATCTACATTTAATAATGAATTTGCAAATAAAGCGCAAAAGATACTGTTAGTTACAAAATCTACTGTATCTAACTTTAATTTCTCTGTAATTAAAATATTTTGAATTGCTTCTAAACATTTTGTTGTTAATTCTTGTGCGTTCATTGGTAACCTCTTTTTTCTTCTGGACTTAATGTTTCAACTCTACCGTATTCATCTTCAGGATCGAAACGTTTTATTTTTTCGTGTATTTCATCGTATCCGCGATGCGTCATGTCAAATTCCATGTCAGACATTGTTAAAACATTTAAATCAGGATCTGGATCTGGTTGATTTTTCATGTCTTCAATCATGGCTGATAAGGTAGGTATTTTTTCAGAAACAACATGCATTGCAAAACGCATGCTTCTCATTTGTTGGATGTAATCCATAGCATTATCTCCGTGTTATGGTTTGTTTTCGTACTTCTGATGTTAAAATTTTATGCATTGATTTTATTAGTTTTACATATAAGTTGTCATTAACTAAAAGTAAAAATAATAATCTTGAATGCTCGTGCGGTAGTAAGTCTTGAAGTCCGCGAACGCCCTGTAAGTCCACAAGGTATTCCACGTAATCTTGAATGTTTTCCTCAGTTGTCATTTCGGTTCTCCCTAGTTCCATAAAATAACTTTTACAAAACAAGATTAGTTTATAAAAACAAATGTGTCAATAATTATTTTCAAAATATTTTAAAATAATTGCTTATTCAGAAAAAGTCGATTATATTGTTTGTCTAAACTAAATAACATGCAGGGAAAAATGTTAATATCACTATCAGAAAAAGAAAGGGAATCAGTCAGAGAAATTTTAAAAAATTTAGCCTCTCAAATCGGATCCCAAAAAGAACTCGCCAAATCTCTTAATATTTCAAATCCTTCTTTAAGCCTATTAATTAAGGGCGTTTATTTACCAGGTGCACGCGTATGTGTTCTATTAGAACACATATACGGAATAAAAAAAGAACAACTGCGTCCTGATATTTTTTCTCTTTCTTAAGAGGATTTGCCATGAGCATTAAGCTCACTCAATTAGTCTGGAACACTGAAATAAATTTAATGCCAAGTGAAAAATTTGTGCTTATTTTTCTTGCAACTTGCGCCAATGATAAAAACAATTATCTCTGCTGCCCTTCCATAAATACAATTACTAAACGCTGTAATCTTTCCCGGAGCCACGTAAAACGCATTCTTCATAATTTGTGCGCTCTAGATTTGATAAAAAAAATCCCCCAAAAATTAGAAGGCAATAACTTTAATTCGAACCATTATGTAATAAATGAGAGCATTCTTGCAGAGGGGGGTAGGTCCACCCATGAACCTACCCCTAGGTCCACCCATGAACCTAGGGTAGGTCCACCCACGAACCCCAATAATATAAGTAATAATGAAACTATAAAAAAAGAAAACTATATAAAAGAAAAAACTGAAACTTCAGCTCTGCAACAACATTCTTCTTCTGTTTTGCGGAGTACCGCAAAACTGGTCATTGATTTTTTAAATACAAAAGCCAAGAAGAATTTTAGGTATACGGAAACTTCTATAAAACTTATTGTGGCATTACTTAAAGAAGGAGTAACTATCGAACAATTTAAACAGGTCATTGTGAGACAACAACGTGAATGGGGAAACAATAAAGAGATGCAGAAATATGTAAGGCCAATTACATTATTTAGGAAAAGTAATTTTTACGATAAATATTTACCTGAATGCATCACAAAAGAAGAACAAGAAAAAATAATTTAATGAAATTAATTTGACAATATTTATTATTATTATTATTATGAGGAGGAACATAAATAAAATTAATTACGGAGAAATAAAAAAATGAGTTTAAAAAAAACTGAGCTAACTAAAGCGCATATATTTTCTTTTTTGCATGAACTTATTGCATTATATGAATCTTATCAGATGGCACTTCATACTGGCGAAGAATTGTCTTGTTTCAGAGCACTATTAAGTAGTGATTTTCAATTAGAGATACAAAAAATAGAAGAATTAATAAAATTTATGGAGGCTGAATAATGAAAGAAATTAAATTTAGAGCTTGGATAAAAACACATCATGAGATGGTAACAGTTGAATTAATTGATTTTAATGAAGAATATATTGCCCATGAGGATTTAAGTGATTCTCCTGTAACGGCTATAGAACCTAGTGATCCGGAATGTGTTACCGAATTCAAAGATTGCGATATTATGCAATGCACGGGGATAAAAGATAAAAACGGCATAATGATTTATAAGGGGGACATCGTCAAAGCATCGACAAAAAATTCTGAGAGTAAATTTGAGGTGGTTTATTCTGAAGAATGGGGATGTTGGGAGCTAAAAAATTTAAAAGTAGATGCAGAGTTTCGTTATCAGCTCGGGTCGTTTAAAAAGATGGATCCAATAGTTATAGGAAACATTCATGAAAATCTAGAATTATTGGAGGAAGAAGAATGAACTGTCCAGATTGCGATACATTGATGTTTAGCGATGAATGCGGATGTGGGTTTAAAGTCCCTCCTATTTCTACAATTGAGATTAAACAGATGGGCGCACAAGAAAGTAGTTTTCCCGTAGTGATGTCAGAAGATGTAGAAAAAATGCTGAGCACTACGAAATTGACGGGAAGGCCGTTCGCTGAACTGTGTGTTAGTTACTGTATGGATGTTTTGAAAAAATCGGCCGCTAAGAAACAAACTGAATTATTAATGAGGAAAAGACATGCTAACTAAAGAAGAACGTGAATATCTTATGGTTCAGCTAAATCTATTAAAACCTTATCATGTAGAAATGGAATGTAGTATTGCTCGGGAGTATTTAGATAAACTTTTTACTCTGTTCGGACGCATCCATAACCTTACAGAAAAACCAAAACGTAAAATTCAGGTTGGTGATATTTATCTCGATGAAATGGGGGGCTATATAGAAATAACGCAAACAGATGTCCCTCATCCCATCGCGCATATTCGAGGTAGACCTATAAATTCCCCTATAGATTTAAAAGATACTTTTACATTGGTATATGATGAAGAAGGCATTAAGCACAGTTTTTATAAAGAGAAGGGCACCCGAAATCTAATTTTAGATAAACGTTATACTGTCAATATTGAAGAGGTAAAAGATGTTGGATGAGAAAGAAGAAAATAAATCCAAAGACCCTAATGATATTTATCTTGGGAAAGTTACTACTGGCAAATATGTTAATCTTGAGATTTATGCCAATTTTAAAAAAGAAAAACATTGGGAGGCACAAATAAGAGATGAAATTTTTGAGAGGGTAAACAGGTACACAGAGATGAATAGATACGATGAGACCATAGTTGAGGATTTATACCCTCTTCGTAAAACTTTAGCAAAATTTCTTGCCCTAGACCATCCAGAACATTCTGAGTTTAGGTGCTATGGAATGGCGCTTTACAGCAAGATAAAGGACAAGATAAAAGAATTTGAGGAGGGCGAAGATGAATAGATGTTCTCATGGTTCTTGTAGCGATAATGTTTATATTGTATCGGCTATAGAGCCTGCTGAAGTAAAAGAAATTAAAGGTGTGTTTAAGTGCTATGTGGAAGCTGATAACTTCTATCGTCGCTATAAGCATTTCTGTTATGAAAAACCAACTAAGGCGGAAATAGAGGAGTGGAAAGTTGAATGAATAGATGTGACATTTGCGGGAAGTTTAGGAAGTGGTGTGAATTAAGGTTGCGCCCTATTACTCAGTTTACAGCGAAAGCATGTTGCGGGAGGTGCAGGAAATGATTCAGTTGAAGTTGCCTTACCCACCGTCTGTTAACCATTATTACGGGCGCGTTAAAAACCGGGTCTATTTAAAGCCGTCTGGGAACGCGTACAGGAGCGATATAAAATCGACCCTTTGGCAATGCATTGGTAAGGACAGAAAGTGGGACGGTGAGCCCATGCATGGCGATTTAATGGTAGAGATTATTATCTACCCCCCTGACAAACGTAAGCGTGACATAGACAACATAAAAAAAGCACTGTTTGATGCATTGCAGCATGCTGGACTTTATCTTGATGATAATCAGATATGCGATGATCATACTATAAGGATTAACAAAGTAGTTAAGGGAGGAATGATTGATTTTAGGATCCAGTCTGCTACGCATAATAAATTTAGGGAAGTTGATGCTGATGGATTAAAGGATTTTTTAAATGGATTTTCGATATGAGATGCAGGACATGCAATAAAATATTTCCTAAAAATTATTTTATCTTTACTACACTCATGGGTGATGAACGCACTAAATCTACAGAATGTTTGTATTGTGCGCATAAAAGGGAGTTAAGAAACAATCAAGAGAGTGAAACAAGGTATCAAGGAGTTATTGATAAGGTGGCCGCGTGCCCGGTTTTAGCAAGAATGTACCAAAGAATGCACGACTGCGTCATGAAAAATTCTGCGGACTATCTAAACAAAATAGATGAAATGAAGAAAAAGTTAGAGGGGAATAAGTTATGAGTTTTTGGAATGGATTTTTTGATAAAGTTCCAATGTTGAGAAGATGGTCAGCCATAGAAATATCACGCCATCGACAAGAAAAAATAAATTCGATAAATGAAGATATAGTAGCGAAGCTTAGGATCTATTCTAAAATAAATGAGCAATGTAAATTTGAGGACACCCCTGAATTTAAAAAACTAGAAGAAATGAATATGCAAGCACAGAAAGAAATTGACTCCATTAAAAAGGAAGAAGAAAAGGTAAAGCACGCATTTAATCCGTTCGAATGGAGGATGGCATTGGCTCGATTAGAGGATGAATGTCGCATGCGAGAGAATTTAAAAAAAAGGGCAGCAAAAAGATTAAAGAACCCCGGGACTATTTATAAAAAAAGAAAGCCGACCCGAATTGAGGATGAATCGGCTTAATATTGCTAATAACCTGCTTTCTTATGGATTTTCTTTATTTCTTTAACAGCTTTTTGAGGGGACTTTTTTAATGCCTTGTTTTCTGCTTTTTCTTCTTTCATATGGTCTTTTTTCATTTTGTCTTTTGCTTTGATGGATTTCTTTTTCATTACTATTTACCTTTCTTTTTACTATTGCCTAGAATCTTGTTTGCTTTTGCATCTATCTTGGCTTTAGAAGCTGAAGACAGTTTGCCTTTGTTTACCATTTGCGTAGCGCGTGCTTTCGCATTTGCGGCGTGGGCTTTATCAGGCATAGGATATTTGCGTTCACCTGGAAGGCCAAAAGTGGACTTCTTTAGTTTATTACGCGCTTTAGCTTTTAATACTGCCATTTAGGAACTCCTAATAACTAAATTGGACAAAAGAATAGTCTAAATGGATATAAATTATTTTGCAATTATTTTTAAAAAAAGCTTGACAGTTATTATTATTATTATTATTATGAGGAGGATAAAGATTAGATAAGTTTATGAATGAACAATTTAGACAAAAGCAAGAAAGAAACGGCATTGAAAGACGTAATGTCGCAATGCGCTCGGTGTGATTGGCGGTGGCAGCCTAGAAAGGACGCCCCGATTTCTTGCCCTAAATGTAAGTCATATGATTGGAGAGAAAAAAAAGTTTAATGAATTAATGTCACCCGCAGAAATTGCATTTGATTTCCCTCGTGTAATTACGGTCTGTAGCTTCGACGCAAAGGGTGGCACTTCTTATGCATTCGGTAGCTCAGTCTGGTAGAGCACGGGGACACGCAAGCCGCGTTCCAATGGTCGCTGGTTCGAATCCAGCCCGATTGCCACTATTTTTTGGTCAATGTGGGGGAGTTCGAGGTTTCCTAGGTAAACGTGATAGATGCAGTTGTTAATAGCAACGGTGGCCGACCTCACTAGATATAAGAAGGTCGCCTAGGCGTGGCTTATATTTAGGTTTGCCTATCATGGGAAACTATGATACGTAACACTGGTTCGAATCCAGTCATTGACCGCCATATTAGCTGCTAGCAAGCTAATGGCCCTGATAGCTCAAATAAGAGCAGCTGGCAAGACCAGACGGTATAGGGCATTTGAGGTTCATGAGCCAAGAGTGCTCCCGCGGCTTTTTTGGATAGTAGGACAGTTCGTTAGGACAATGATATTGCAGGACAAGTTGTAATTAATCTGGGATATCAAAATGAAGAAGTTTAAATTTTTATTATGTGCTGTTTTAGTTTTAGCGGCCTCTACTGTTTATGCGACAAAGGACTTTCAAGCTGCAATTCCTACAGGAAATTTTGTGATGGGGCCATTTGATGGAATGGAAGCATGGCAAAACATTAGCGGTAAAAACATAGGAAGAAATGTTGTTTGCAATATGTGGGCACTTGACCAAGTAGCTGTCAAAGTGCAAATAACAACTGCCAACTATCAGTTTGATAGTAATGATTCTCCGGACGGGGTTTATATAGTGACACCAAGTACACCGGTCAATTTTAGGAAATTTAATTGCCATTCAATTTCCTCGGGGTTTCCTAGTAGCATTAGGATGTTTAACTTGAACCAAGTGTTAGGGCAAAATGTAGTGGTAAATTGTTTTTATTTTTGAGGCAAGAATGTTAAAAAAAATACTTTTAGTGTGGCCGTTAGAACTGCGATACATTTGCAAAAAATGTGAAGTGTGTAGCCGATATTTTATACGCTCCAGAAAGTATGCAAGAAAGCACGGAGTAACTAACATTACTGCGTGCCATCCTTGTATTACTGAGAGATACGGC